AACCTCCTCGACAACCCACACAAAGCCACGAACGGAGACCTCGCCCGACTGTATTCGAAAGCGACGGGAACGAATACCCGCCCTTCTCAATGCTCCTCGTGCAATCGCCGAATGTTTAACGAACTGAAAACCCTTCTGAACGATGCCACTCCCAAAGCCTGAAAAAAACGAAAACCGATACCAATTCATGCACCGCTGTATCAACAACGTAATTGTGAAAAGAGATTTCGAAGACCCCGAGCAACGTATCGCCGTTTGTTCGAATATTTGGAAAGAAGAAACCGAAATCAAATGAGCTACACAAACGAAGAGCGCGAAGAAATCGCAAAGAACATCCGGGAGTATATGAAGCAACCGAAGACGGAGAAGTTCGAAGTAGTATCCTATTCCGGTATGAAAGTCCTCCACCGAAGAGAGCACAATATGACATGGCACGACCGGGAATGGCTCGAAACCATCGCCCAAGACGTGGAAGGGAAAATCATTCACGGATGAAAATACAACTTACGGACGCTCGCGAAATATCTTATAACGGGGGCTTAATTATCACCGACCCCCCTTATAATATCGGATATAAGTACAACGGCGAATTTAAAGACCGGCAAAGCACCGAAGAATATCAATCGCTCTTTGAGCCCATGAAAGGTGAAAGAGTGGTTTTGATACATTACGCAGAGAGCATAATACAGGATATTGTCCCGGTATTGGGCAACCCTCAAAGATGCGTTTCTTGGACGTACCCAAGCAACACCGGAAGCCGTCAATGGCGGATGATTTCATGGTGGAATTGCCAACCCGATTGGAGCAAGGTGCGAATACCATACAAGAACCCGAACGATAAGCGAGTAAAGGAGCTAATGAACCGAACCGGAGGCCGAAGGTGTCCGGATCATTGGGAGGTAAATCTCGTGAAGAATGTAAGCCGTGAAAAAGTTAAGGAATATACCAACCAAATTCCGGAGGAAATTATTCGCAGGATAATTCTTACAACGGCGCAAAAAGAGGACAGGATTATCGACCCCTTTTGCGGTACGGGAACAACTCCCGCGGTTGCTCAAAAACTCGGGTATGAATATGAGGCTTACGATATTAATTCATTGGCAATTGAACTGACTGTTCGTAGATTGCAACAATGAGATCCGCACGAAAAGCCCTCCTCCATGCGAAGAACTATCTCCTCATAACGGAAAATAGTCAAGTTATCCGATTACACATCGGAGAAGACCCCGCAACCCTCCTCCTCACGTTAGCCGTTAACAATGCAGAATTCCTCCACACCCTTGAAGCCGTCATCGTCCAAGCTCATGAAGCTCTCGGAGATCCGGGAGAACCCGAAGAACCCTCGATTAATTAAAGACGAGAACTTCCAGAAACTCGTTCGAAGCATTCAGGAATTCCCCGAGATGCTCGAAGCGCGTCCGATTGTAGTAAACCCGGATAATATCGTCCTCGGGGGAAATATGCGCCTCAAGGCTTGCAAGGCCGCAGGACTGACCGAGGCACCCGTTTACGTTGCCTCTTGGGAAGAGAGCAAAGCGAACGCGTTCATCATTAAGGACAACGTCGGTTATGGGGAATGGGATTGGGACATACTCGCTAACGAATGGGACGCGGCAGAACTCGAAGAATGGGGGCTTGACGTTTGGCAACCCGAAGATGCAACCAACGCGGAAGAAATTGATAATCTAAGCAAGCCCAAAAAATTAGCGGACACATTTTTAGCACCACCATTTAGCGTATTAGACACTCGACAAGGATATTGGCAAAAGCGTAAAAAAGAATGGAATGAAATTGGTTTTCAAAGCCAGCTAGGACGCGAAAATAACTTACTTCAGTATTCGGACACAATTTTAAACTCAAGTCTAAAAAACACAGGAACTTCCATATTTGACCCAGTTCTTTGTGAGATTGCTTACAAGTGGTTCAATATTCCAAATGGCTCGATTTTAGACCCATTTGCGGGAGGATCGGTCAGAGGAATAGTTGCGTCCAAATTGGGCTACCCATATGTTGGAGTGGATTTGCGACCAGAACAAATTTTAGAAAATGAAAAACAATTCACGCACATTAAAGATGCGTCAGATGTTGAACCTCAATGGATTTTAGGCAATAGTTTAAACATTGGCAATCTAGTAAAAGGTTCATTCGACTTCTTGTTTTCGTGCCCACCATACTTTGACCTAGAAAAATACTCAAACGACCCACTAGATTTGTCAAACTTGAGTTGGGATGATTTTAATGATCAATATCGACAGATTATTGTTGAAAGTTTGAAACATCTCAAAAAAAATCGTTTTGCTTGTTTTGTTATTGGAGACGTAAGAGATAAAAAAACAGGTTTTTATAAAAACTTTATACGTAGGACTATCGAAGCGTTTGAAGACGGCGGAGCATTCTTATATAACGAAATGATATTATTAGAGCCGGCAGGATCGGCGGCAATGAGAGCGTCCCGAATTTTTCAAGGAGGAAGAAAAGTATGTAAAACTCATCAAAATGTTTTAGTCTTTTATAAAGGTGATCATAGACAAATAACAAAGAATTTTACAGCAATTCCAGTCATGGATGTAGAAAAAGAAGCCCAATTGACGCAAACAATTTAAACGATGGAAGCAGTAAAGACCAACACATCCAACACCAAAAAAGAAGCGATGCTCGAAGCTCTCGAGAAGTCGTTAGGTATCGTATCGACCGCCGCGAAAATGGCAAGTATCGACCGCTCCACTCACTACGCATGGATGAAGGCGGACGAGGAATACAAGAAAGCCGTTCACGCGATTGAAGAAAGCGTGCTCGACTTCGCAGAATCCCACCTCTATAAACTCGTGAAGGAAGGCAACCCGGCAGCAACCATTTTCATGCTCAAGACCCGAGGCAAGAAACGCGGATATATCGAACGGCAAGAGATTGAAGTCCAAGAGAAGAAGCCGCTTTCATGGTTAGATGAAAAATAATTTGCAGAAAAGTGAATTTTTTTTTGGAGAATGGAAAAATAGCTGTATCTTTGAGACATCAAACAAACGGAAAAACAAACAGCCATGAACAACACAATCCAACTCCAGCACATCGGACGAGTTAACGCAATCCCCGCCGGCGAACTCAAGAAAGGAATGCAGATGGTATGGAACTTCGGCGAGACCTCAACAGTAAAAGAAATCACAAAAGAAACTTCAAAGTCGGTTTGGGTTACTGAGATTGCAGACAAAAGCGGACGAGAGTACAATCGCCGATTTTCTAAGACTCGATTGGTTGCAGCCTTCTAAACCAACAGAAGCCCCGAAAGGGGCTTTTTTTATACCTTGTACCCGGTGAAACTCCCCGCCACATATTACCACGTCAGGAATTCAAAGGCGAAGATTCAAGTCCACCAAGGCGGAACGCGATCAGGGAAAACGTACTCCATCCTCACGGCTTTAATCGAGCTTTGTTACAAGAATACCGGCCTCGTAATTACCATATGCAGGAAGACGTTCCCTGCCCTTCGAGCGACTGCGATGCGGGACTTCTTTGAGATACTCAACCGGGAAGAGATTTATAACCCCGACCTCCATAACAAGTCGGACGCTACTTACCACCTCGACGGAAACCTCGTCGAATTTATTTCCATCGACCAGCCGCAAAAGGTACGGGGAAGGAAGCGGGACGTTCTCTTCGTCAATGAAGCCAACGAAATAAGCCTCGAAGATTGGCGGCAACTCCTCCTCAGAACGACCGGGAGAACCATAATCGACTACAACCCTTCAGACGAATTCCACTGGATCTATGACGAAGTTATCCCAAGAGAAGACGCGGACTTCTTCCAAACGACGTACAAGGACAACCCCTTCTTACCGCAGAGTGTTCTCGTGGAAATTGAGCGATTCCGAGAAGCGGACGAAAACTTCTGGAGGGTGTACGGCCTCGGAGAGAGAGGAGCATCCCGGGCGACTATCTTCACGCATTGGAAAGAAGTAGACCAAATACCGAACGAATTTAAACCCCTTCACTATGGAATTGATTTCGGATACACCAACGACCCGACGGCCATCGTCCGAACCTACACCGACGGCCACGGATTCGCCGTCGATGAAATATGCTACGCATCGCGCCTCACTAATAGCGATATATCAAAAGTCCTCCGAGATTCTGGAGTCCATAGATCGGATGTTATCATCTGTGACAGCGCTGAGCCCAAGAGCATCGACGAGATACACGGCCACGGATTCAATACTCACGGAGCAAGAAAGGGAAGAGATTCGGTTAAGAATGGAATCCAATTCCTCCACTCGAGACCGCTTCTTGTCACGTCTCGGAGCGTGAACCTTATCAAAGAACTCCGCAACTACAAATGGAAGGAGGATAAGAACGGCAAACAGTTGAATGAACCCGTCGACGAGTTTAACCACGCTATCGACGCGATGCGCTACGCGATTACCTTCAACCAAACGAACCCGAACTTTGGTTCATACGCTATCGGGTAAAAAAAAGTTCAAATAAATTTGGAGAAAAGAAAAAAAGTTTCTTATCTTTGAGACATCAAACGAAACAAACGGAACAAATGACCTACTCACACGACATCACAGCAAACGAAAAGAAGAGCATCAAGCGCATCATTGAAGGTGGTTACGTCGGACAAGATTGCAAAATTGGTCGCACTTCATACCGAGTTACAAAAAACGAATCAGGATATGAAGTAAAAATTGGTAAGCAAACGCGCGGGATCGGTTTTTATGGTGAGCCTCTTCGATTTACGGTTAAGACATTGCAAGTTCAGCCATAAGCAAGAAGCAACATCAGCAGCCCCGCGAGGGGCTTTTTTTTTGCCCTAACTTTCGGGCGACCCGTAAACACGCAAAATCCACGCACGATTCACGCAAACCGCTTTTGTAAGGAAACCCACGAACTTTAGTTAATAAGACAATGGAACTACGCCTCCCGCATAAATGGTCAGACCTCACGCTCGCAGAGCTTCAGGTTATTATGACCAGCGAAAACCCACTCGAACGGATTTCCGTTTGCACAGGGAAAAGCGTTGACCAATTGCGCACGCTGCCTCAGAAGCTCATAGAAGCCGCTACAGAGCATCTAAACGGTTTAATGAACCAAGAGACGGCACGCTTTGAGAAAGTCGTTCAGATGGACGGAAAACGATTCGGCTTCATTCCCGATTGGGACGCCTTCACCGCGGGTGAATGGATCGACCTCGAAACGTACCTCGAAGATTTCTGGAAGAACGCCCACAAGGTTATGAGCGTACTCTTTCGAGAAGTAACGTACGAAATCGGAGACAAGTACGAAATCAAGAAGTACACCGCCAAAGAAGACGCTTCTATCTTTGAAGAGATGCCCGCTGACCTCGTATCGGGTACGCTGCTTTTTTTTTGGACTACCAGAAACAAACTGTTACACGATATGAAGTCCTCTTTACTGGAGGTAGCGGCGGAAGCGATCCGGTCGGCGAAAAATGGGGATGGTATCACGTCCTCTACGCCCTCGCAGGCGAAGACCTCCTCAAGATGGACTCGGTTACTTCGCTTCCCGTTCAAGTCGTATTTCAACACCTCGCGTATTTAAAAGATAAACTCGCACATGATCACGTTCAATAACATAGTAGAACGCTTCGAGATTTTCGCGGAGAATCACTTCTTCATTAAGACCTTTTCCTTCGGTTCTCCCGATGATGTAGACCTCTCGAAATTCACCTCGTTTCCGCTTATGCACCTCGTATATACGGGGGCGACATACGACGCCGGGACGAAGACCTACAACCTCGAGGTATATATCCTCGATGCTCCCGCCGATAAAGACGGGAAAGTCATTCGTCAAAAGGAAGTCGTTTC